AGAACGGGCTTTCGGAAATTCTATATTGTTTGAGAGTGGGCGGCTGCAATTCAGCAGCAACGCAACAAAGGTAAACCTTATAAAAGAGCTTATGCCGTATGGATTGCTTACAATCAACCAAGCGCTAGAAATATTAAACTTGCCAAGCGTAGAGGACGGAGAGAAGCGGCTACAGACGCTAAACGTAGTATCAGCAGACGAGGCGCATAAATACCAAATGGCAAAAGCTGGGGCAGAACCGAAAAAGGAGGCAGCAGGCAATGAAAGAAATTAGAATATGCGAGATAAGGGCAGACGCGGCAGCAGGAGTAGAACAGGCGTTAAGGCTAGAGGGCAGACCGATAGTATACGACCAACCAACCAAGATAAACGACCCGGCAGGGGCTTTTATAGAAGTGATAAGGGCGGGAGCGCTGGAAGGTGCAGACCTGTCCGACGCAAGGCTACTTTACAACCATGATTTAAACAAAGTACCTCTTGCACGCACACCAAAAACAATGCAACTCATTCACGACCCGGCAGGGTTACGCATGATTGCAGATTTACCAGACACGCCGGAGGCAAACAGCGTATATACGGCAGTAAAGCGCGGCGACCTTTCGGGAATGTCTTTTGCCTTTAAAGTGCCGGAGGGTGGGGACAGCTACGACGCAAAGACAAAGACCAGAACTATACACAAAATAGAAAAGGTATATGAAATAAGCGTTGTCCCGTTTCCGGCGTATCCGCAAACCAGCGTAGAAGCACGTTCTGCTATCAGCGGGCAGGCAGAGGCAGAAAAACGACGCAGGGAAGCTATCATAAAGGCAAACAAAATATTGATGAAGAATGTTTAGGGGTGTCCAAATCGGACACCAAGCACAAAAAATAATGGAGGAAATCACAATGAAATTTAAGACTATCGCAGAGGCATTTAATTATTACCGTAACGCTACCGTAGAGGAAATCGAGCGCAGGGCGGCAGAAATCAAAGGAACGATTGAAACCGACGCAGAGGCAGACATAACAACATTAAATATTGAGCTTTCCGGGTTGGCACAGGCAAAAGAGAACATACAGCAGCAGGCAGCAGGCGGCAACCAGCGCAGCGCGTTCAATCCGATTACAGGCGCAGGAATGAGCTTTGAACGCAGGGCAAGCCATGAGGCGACAGAGGGCGACGTACTGAACAGCGCAGAATACAGAAGCGCGTTTTTTAAGTCACTGCTGGGGCAGAAAATGACAGAATTTGAACAGGCTGCCTATAAAAGAGCTATGGGCGACCAGAGAGCGGACGCTTTCGCAAGCTCTACCAATGCGGCAGCAGTGCTTCCAACACAGACGCTTAACGAAGTAATTAAAAAGGCACGTACAATGGGCGGCATTATGGGAGCGTGCAGAGCTTTCAACATTCCCTCAAAGGTTGCCGTACCGATTGGAACACCAGCAGCAGCGGCAAACTGGCACACAGAAGGGGCAGCAGTCGAGAGCGAAAAGCCAGAAACAACAAGCGTAACATTTGACGGGTACGAAATTATGAAAGTATTTTCTATCAGTGAAAAAGCGCGGAAAATGAGCGTTTCAGCATTTGAGGGATACATGACGCAGGAGCTTAACGCAAGTGTAATGGAATGTATTGCAAATGCCCTTGTAAATGGTACAGGAAGCGGGCAGGGGACAGGGCTTTTAACAGGCATTACATGGGAGAACGGAAAGAACGCCCTCACATTCGGAAAGACAACGGGGCTTAAATATGCGGACGTAGTAAAGACGGTTGCAGCACTGAAAAGAGGATATGCAAACGGCGCAGCGTGGGCTATGAATAACGCCACTCTTTACAATCTGTTTTATGGGCTTGTAGATGCAAACGAGCGCCCTATCTTCATTGCAGACCCTAAAAACGAGGGAATAGGGAAAATCTTAGGTTTCCCTGTGATTATTGATGATTATATTACAGACGAAACCGCTATTTTCGGAAACTTTAACTATATGGGCTACAATATGCCGGAAGGCATCACGGTAGAGGCTTCAAGGGAAAGCAGCTTTAAGAAAGGGCTGATTGACTACAGAGCAATGGCAATCGCAGACTGCAAGCCGATTGTATCAGAGGCATTTGTAAAGCTGACGCGTGCAGCTTCTTAAAGGGGGCTGCGGATATGCTGACAGTAGAGCAGGCACGGGAAATACTGCGGCTGGATACGGCAGACAATGACGCTATCATAGAGGGGTTGTTGTCTGCAATCCCGGACTATATAGAGCTGACAACAGGAGTAACAGCAAAGCAGCAGGAAGGGCAGCCGTTAGCCGATACAGCCGCAAAGTTTATACTGCTGCTATGGTACAACGTGGAGAGAGTGGACGCGGAAAAGATACAGCGGACGATTGACAGCCTACTAAAAACGCTTGCGCTGGTAGCAGTTAATAATACAGCAGACAGCGGGGCAGCAGGAGGCGAAGAGGCAACACAAGAGGACGTAGCAGAACTGTTTAAATGATGTAGCACAGAAAGGAAAGTAAAGATATGGCAAAGGATTTTGCACGCGGCTTTTATGATAGCCCACAATGGAGAAAAACAAGCAAGGCATATCTAAGCAGCAAAAATTATATATGTGAGGATTGCGGCGGGGCGGCGTGCATCGTCCACCATATCAGACACATAGAACCGTGGAACATAAACGACCCAGAAGTAACGCTTAACTGGACAAATCTGAAAGCAGTATGCGAGAAGTGCCACGCACAGGAACACGCACAGGACTACAAGGCTTTTAAAGGGCAGCCTGCAAAGCTGAACGGGATTAGCTTCGACGAGAACGGCGACGCAATAGAAAGCCCTAATGTATTTCTGGTGTGCGGCAGTCCGGGCAGCGGAAAGACAACGTATGTATTGAGGAATAAGCTACCACATGATTTAGTAATTGATTTAGATTATATATGTGCTGCACTCATGGGGGAAAGCGGAGGCGTAAGGCTGGACTTTAGGGCAGTGCTGCCGACAGCATTAGAAGTGCGCAAGCTGCTTTATCAGTGTATACAGCAGAGGCGCGGGAAGTGGGAGCGGGCTTTTGTGGTAACAGCAACAGCAGACGCGCTGGAAATGCGCAGGCTTGCGCAGGAGCTTAACGCAGAGCTGGTGCTAATGGATACGACATTAAAGGAATGTCTGGAACGGATAAGAAACGACCCACAAAGAAACAGAAGCCGCAGGAAATTTGAAAGGCTTGCAATAGAGTGGCACGAAAAATACAGCAAGTCATTAAAAAAACCATTTATACCCCCCAACCTAACGAATTAAAGGGAGGGGAAACACCGGGCGGCAGGCAACCTTTTCTTTCCTCTCTGGGGTTTCGCGTAGGAGGGGGGGGTAAAATAGCAGGATTTAGGAGGGGATAAAATGCCAGCGGGAGAAAATACGGAAAAATTAAAAAATATGCGCAAGCTAAAGCGACTTTTAAAATTAGTTCCAGTAGACCGCAGGGCGGTTGCGGAAAAGCTCATAGCGGAAATTGCTTTTATGGAGGACACGTTAAACGGATTGCGCAGACACATAGAAAAAAACGGCGCAATAGACCATTTCAAACAGGGACAGCAGGAATTTGACCGGGAAAGCCCGGCAGTCAAGACCTATAACACCATGATACAGCGCTATAGCCTTATTTATCGGCAGCTTACAGATATGCTTCCTAAACCCGAACCGACAGACAAGGGCGCTAATGAGTTGCTGGAATTTATAAAAAAGCAGGAGTAGTGCTTGAATTATATTTTAGAATACTGGCAGCAGATAGAAAGCGGAAAAGTCATTGTTTCGGCGCGGGTAAGGAAGCAATACAAAAAGTTGGCTGAAAGGATAAAAAAACCAGAGGGAAGATATATTTTTGACGAAAAACGGGCAAACAGACCTATAGAATTTACTGAAACACTGTGCAAACAGTCGCGCGGCGAATGGGGAGGCAGGAAAATGGAGCTAGAGTTATTTCAAAAGGCTTTCATTTCTGCCCTTTTCGGTTTTATCGACAAAGAAACACGCTTGCGACAGTACCGGGAAACAATGTTTTATATTGGGAGAAAAAACGGAAAGAGTACGCTGCTTGCCTGTATCGCACTTTATATGCTGACGGCAGACCATGAGGCGGGCGCGGAAGTATACAGCGTGGCAACAAAGCGCGACCAAGCCAAAATTATATTTAATGAGGCTTACAACATGGTACAGCAAAGCCCGGCGTTAAGAAAAGCACTAAAAAAGAGAAAAGCAGACCTGTATTTTCCTACTACTTTTTCACGTTTTGAGGCTTTAAGTAAGGACAGTGGAAGCCTTGACGGTTTAAATTCTCATTGTGTCATTATAGACGAGCTGCACGGAATTAAAGACCGTAACCTATACGAAGTTATGAAGCAGTCGCAGAGCGCAAGACAGCAGCCTTTATTGATTATGATAACAACGGCGGGAACAATAC